CCCAAGATGACCATTAAGAAGTCCATCCCTGGGCGCAGGAAGAGCTTTAGGGCTAGGCACAGGTGCGATTCTAACCCTCCTAGCAAGATGACGGCTAGGTATTGGTCGTGCCGCAAGTGGTAGGCTGGTGTAGTGAAATCCAAAAAGGCTTTAAAATCGACGTATTGCCACCCAGAAGCCCCGCTATCGCGTCAGGCTACCGATTATGATAAACTGGCTGACAAACCCAAAGCACCCCTACATTTGCGTTTAAATGCGAAATCCTTGGATGATGCCAGAGCCATTGCGCTACCGTTAGATAACAGAGCTTGTTGTATATCAATTAGATAGACTCGCCAAGCTACCGATTATCCTGACGCTCCCGCTCTTTACGCCAAGCTTCCCAACGCTCCCGCTGTCTCTGCGCTACCATTTGGTAGTGTTCCCGAGATAGTTTCCGGGCCTTACTTGGACCCTTAACGCTGCCGCCCTTCCTGCCGATACCGGCGAGGTACTCTTTCACGATCTGTTCCCTTGTCATTTTTATGGTCTCCTTATATATGCGCCAAGCTTCCGTTTATTAGCGGATGCCATGACGCTCCCGATTTATGCTCCAGACTGCCGTTTATTACCGGCCGCCCGGTGCGTTGCTATTTGATCCCGCCCAAGGGTGGAACTTGGGGTGGGGTGGCCGATTGTCTTACTTGCAGATTTTGGCTAGTTCATCAAATAAGTCTTCGCTTATTTTGAAAAAACCTAAGTCTTTATGATTCCCCTCAACTTCATGGGTGACAGACATATAAGTTTCACCATCAAACTTTGATGCCCTTATGCAAATGGAGTGTTCATCTCCGTTGTCTCGCTTGGGCAATTCGATGGCCGCCTCTATGTCATGTGTTCCGTCTTTTAATATTTGCACAGTTTCAAACCTGCCGTTTGGAACTGCTGATGCGTATTGATTCATTCTGTCCTACCTTTCTTTCATTGTTTGCTAGGCCATCCCAATCGGGCTTGACCTCTCCCCTCCCCTTGCGAGGGAGGGACGAGGGAAAGCTATTTCCTTAATACGATCCAAGCGAAGCCGACCAAGATCCCGCCTAGGATAAGGCCGTGTGCGAAGTAAACTGCGCCATTCATCGCCACACCTCCTTCCTTATTGTGTAGATCGTCCGCCCATTCACTCCCCGCCAGCGTTCCGCACTCTCGAGAGTTTCGAAACGGCAGACGAAGGAACCAGCCCGAGTGTAGATTGAGAAGCAGATCATTTCAGTTGATCCTATAGATGAAGAAGTCGCCCTCTTCATTCTCTTCGCCATCATAAGACGAAAGGAAATGACCCCTTCCATCCGCCGATATTGCTTCCTCAACGAATCCATCAAGACCGCCATCAGTCTTTTCTATTAAAGCAAGGATTGAATCATTCGCACCCTCACACTTCTTTGACTGCATCGCTTCCAAAGCTTCAGCTAACTCTTGCGGAAGATTGCAATATTCGCAGATAAAGCTTGAGCGAAAAGCCCAAGCACTATCCTTGATGTATTCCTTGCAAGCCTCATCTGCTTCGCTATCTGTCCCGACTGCGTATTCTTCTCTGCCATTCGAGAATACTTCCAAACCATAATGAGTGTGCTTTTCTAGGGTAAGATCGTCTGGATCGCACCCGATTTGATTTGCTACTGCTTCAACTGCGTTTACTGCTTTTATCATTGTGTGTGCTTCCTTTCTTTTTGGTTTTAGTTTGTTTCGAGAGTCCTAGCGAACTCAAGAATAGCGTTATGGTCTTTTAGGATGAAACTGAAATTTGAGGGCCAGCCATCCAAAAGAGAAAACTGCACGACTGCCCATTCTCCTACTTGTGGGACCTCGCACTCGTTGGCGATAAGAACCTCGAACTCCCTTTCGTCAAGCTTGATGTTTCTCCAAAATGCCGTGCAGTTTCCTCCAGTTCCCCCCACCTCGAATCCGTAGGAGGACATCTTCTTGATGTATTGGTCTTGAGTAAGTTTCTTCATTGTGTGTTTCCTTTCTTTTTGGTTTGTTTATTTCCCGCCCCAGTAGTGGAAGGCGTAGAAAAGTGATGAGGTGATGATGATGGGGAGGATGAGGAGCATTTCGATCATTTCAGCCTCTCCCGATCATCTTGGAATACTTCGCCCCAAGATTTTCGCCGACCAATTCAAGCAAAGATTCCGTGGTGTGTGCTTCGTGTTCTTCGTCTCCGATCCGATTGGCAGCGTCCGCAATTTCGTTGAGCAGATCCGCAAGGCGGGTCAGCGTTTCGGGAATTGCGATATTGTCGGCCAGATCGGAAAGAATCTTGCTGGTAATTTCCAAGTCATCCGAGCAACAAATGCCCGAGGAAAATCCTTCGGAGATCATCGTTGCTTCATGGCAAAGGGCTTTGACCGCCTTTGCTTCGGTGCGTGGTGTGTTGCTTTGCATGGGGCGAGTATTGCAAGCGGGCGGAATGTGTCAAGCGATTATTTTTGAGAAAGTTTTATGGTAAGTTGTTGCCGTGAGCGAATCGCCCGAAGTTGCCAAGCCTAGCAAAAATGGAAAGGTGGCGTTGACTCAAGAGATCATCGACAAGTGCGTTGACGCTTGTTCAAGCGGATTCACTATCGAAAAGTGTGCTGGTCTCATTGGCGTTCCTATTGGCACTCTTAAAACTTGGACGCATAGAAACCCCTCATTCGCTCGTAAACTGGAAACCGCCAGAAAAAATCACGAGCTTTCCCTAGTAAAGTCAATCGAACAAGCTGGCGAGAAAAGCTGGCAAGCGAGGGCTTGGTGCCTTGAGCGAATTTATTCTTATGCCCAGCCGTCCGCCAGGTTGCAAGTCTCTGGTGGCGTGGAACATACAGCAACTGGCGGATTCGCTCAGTTGCTCGCAGGTCTCGCATCACGGCGAGCGGAAAAGAAAGCGCAAGTAATTGAGGCCCAGGAGGTTAAGGCATTACCTCAACCTAAAAGTGAATACAATAGCTATTGTCAGACAAATGAATTGCAACCTATTGTCACTACAACATCGAAAAATTCTGGAAAGGGCTTGCCTTCTGCTCGTCATGTAAGGATGAGGAGACGAAAGCCACGGACAAAGGGGATAGGACACGACACCCCCCTACCCACGCCCCCCGCCACCGATTCTACACGTAATACCCCCCTAAATAATTGCGACACAAAACAAAAAGAGGACCATGCCCAAGAGACTTCCCAAGGCAGCGCAGAAGGCTCCTGACGAGATAATCGAAGACCTGCTTCGACCTGCTCCTTTCGCAAGTAAGGTGTTGGGAATCAATCTCTATGATTGGCAAAGAAAGGTTCTTGCAGATTTGGAGCCAAGAGACTGCCGAGTGGCTCTGCGTGCAGCCAACGGTTCCGGCAAGACTTCGACAGTAATTTCAGCCATTCTGATATGGCACGCACTCACATTCCAGCGTTCCATCGCCGTCACAACCGCAGGCGTTTTCCGCCAAGTCGAGTCCCAGCTCTGGCCTAGCCTTCGTAGCCACATTGCCAAGCTTGGAGGAGCCTGGGAGGTCACCAGTGGCGAGATCCGATACCTACACCCTAATGGAAATACGAGTCGCATTATCGGCTATTCAGCGACTGATCCCGGTCGCGCTGAAGGCTGGCACGCCGAGGACCACGAGACTGCGCCCTTGCTTATGGTCGTGGACGAGGCCAAGACCGTTGCAGATCCTTTATTCGAGGCTATCAGCCGGTGTCAACCCACCCGGCTGCTAATCGCTTCAAGCCCAGGGGGGTCTAGCGGTGCCTTCTATCGCGCCTTCACCAAGGAGGCGAGTATGTGGCAGAAACACGCCGTAACGGCGTTTGACTGCCCCCATATCACCCAAGCCCAGATCGACGAGGTGGTTCAGAGGTATGGCGAGAAGCACCCCCTGACCCGCTCCATGATCTATGGCGAGTTTGTGGACATAGGCAACGAAAGCCTAGTTATTAACTTAACCCAGCTTCAGGCGTGCCTGACCAGCCCGCCCGACTTCAAGCCCGGAACCAGGGTGGCAGGCGTGGACTTTGCGGCTGGTGGCGACGCCAACGTGCTTTGCGTCAGGGACGGCAACAAGGTGCTATCCTTCGTGGCATGGCGCGAAAGGGATACTATGGCAGCCGTGGGTAGGTTTATTGTCGAGTTCAAGAAGGCTGGGCTACAGGCCGACAACATCTATGCTGACGCCAGCGGTCTTGGCATGGTCATGTGCGATGCCTTGGCCGAGGCTGGCTGGGAGGTCAACCGGGTCAACTTCGGTTCCAGCGCATACGACAACGATGCCTACACCAACCGCTCCGCCGAGATGTGGTACGGCATGGCCAAGAAGATTGGCGATGCCGAGATCATCCTGCCGGAAGACGACGAACTGACGGCGCAGCTAACCTGTCGGCGCACCATCACCAACTCCAAGGGCAAGCTCGGAGTCGAGTCCAAGGACTCAATGAGGTCCAGGGGACTCGCTTCGCCCGACAAGGCCGACGCACTTGCCCTCTGCCTTGATGGTGGTAATCTTCGGTTCGACTTGACTTTCCCCGTCGAAAAGCCAACGTGGAGGTCATTGCAAGCCCTGATGGAGTCGAGCGACCCTGTCATGGCTGGCTTCGACGCAGGAGGTTAATATGAACATCTGGAACTGGATCACCTCGAATTGGACCGAGATCGTTGCCGCCCTTGGCGGCATCGTGCTTGCCGCCCGCATCATTGTGAAATTGACCCCGACCCCCGCCGACGATTCGGCGCTGGAAAAGGTTGTCAACTTCCTCAAGACGCTGGGCCTCCACATCAAATAATTTTAAGTGATCGGTGCGATACTCAACATCATCGCGTCGATCCTTCGCCTTATTCCGGGTTGGAAAGAAAAGCGCACTGACCGCGCCGAGGGCGAGTGGCGCAACAACCGCGATGCCATTGATTCTGATCTTGGCCCTCGCCCTTGGTGGATGCGCCACGACTCAGACGCCGGTGACGAATACGACCGGGGCCGTTGAGGCTTTGATGCGCGATGAGAACTATCCTGCCGTTCGCGATGCTGATCCCAAGGTCCGCGCATGGGCAAAGCGTGCTTTGCATTATGTCAACGATCTTTCTTTTGAACTGAACCGCGAGAGGGAAAAATGACGCCTAAAGACAACCGCCGCCAGGATTACTACATGCGGATCATCGAATCCCTCAACCAGCGGGAAAGCTGGGAGAACCGCCAGCGGTTGTTTTACCAGGCCCGCTACTTCGGCGTTCGTCGCAAGGTCAAGCCCTGGCCGACCGCAGCCGACCTGCACGTCCAGTTGATTGACACGGCCATCGAAAAGCTCAAACCCTCCTTCGTCAATTCCGCCATCGGCAACGACATCCTCTCCAGCTTCGTCCCGATGCGCCAGCAGTTGACCCCGATCACAGCTTCCGCCGAGCGTTGGTTTGACTACCAGATGCGCGAGAAGACCAACTTCCAGAAAGAGATCGTTTCCGTCATCGATCATATTCTGCTTTACGGGCGCGGCGTGGCCAAGGTAATCTGGAACGAGGATAAGAAAAGGATCGACTTTGAAGCCATCGACCCATTCCACATTATTGTCCCTTCATATACGAAGGAATTTAGGGATGCGGATTTCATCGTCCATATATTGTCTGTCTCGGTGGATTCCTATAAGGCCAACTCCCTTTACAAACAAGACGAGCGCTTCATCAAAACAATTACCGGCAAGCCCAGTGATTCGGTCGGTCTACGTTCCGAAATTCAGGACGAAATCTACCGGCGCGAGGGAATTACTGACGAGGCTGACAACGACCGCATCATCCTTTGGGAGATGTACACTCCGTCTGATGAGGGCTGGAAGGTCGAGACTTACAGCCCTCTTGAAGTCACGACCGACGTAAGAAAACCTTTCATTCTGCCGTATCGTCACGGCGAACCTCCCTTTGTCGATTTCCCCTATGAAGTCACAGGGGGCGGTTGGTACAGTCCACGGGGAGTCGCAGAAATTCTCCTCCCCGGAGAGAATCTGCTCAACAAGCTGAAGAATAGCCTGAGCGATTACGTTGAACTTGCCAACCGACCCGTTTTCGAGGCACAGAACCCGATCTCGCTAAATACGGCGAATCTGAAGATGCAACCCGGCCAGATCCTTCCCCAGGGTCTGAAGCCCGTCCAGTTCAGTCAACCTCCGTTCGACTTCCAGCGTTTGATGCTGGAGGAGCGGATGCTGGCCGAGGCTCGGATGGGCAACCCCGACTTCGGCGCAGGATCGCAGTACCAGATCAGTGACCGCAAGACCGCGACTGAGATCGCCGCCGTGCAGGCGCAAGCTGCCGCTTCCGGCGACCTTCGGAACCGCATTTTCCGAATGGGATTGGCGCACCTCTTCAAGCAGTCCTGGTCGCTTTACACCCAGTACAACAAGAAGGATCTGATGTTCCGCTACGCCGAGGAAACCGGCGCGATGCCGCCCGAAGGTATCCACGAGGAGTATTCGATTGAGCCGAAGGGTGGATTGGATTTCATCAACCGCCAGTTCTCGCTCCAGAAAGCCGTCGCTCGGATGCAGATGTTCCAAGGCAATCCGTTCGTCAACCAAGGCGAACTGGTCAAGTCCGTCATCGAGCAGGACGATCCCAGTCTGGTGCGCCGTCTTTATCAAGACCCGCAGGCCGGAATGGGCAGCGAGGCCGAGGATCAGGCGACCGAGATTGCAACCATGCTTGCCACCGGCTTCCCCGTCCAGATCAAGCCCAGCGACGACCATAAGGCGCACATTCAGGTGTTGTTCCAGTTTAATCAAGCCGCACAAGCCCGTCAGCAACAGGTTGACCAGGTTGCCATGCAGGCGATCATGGCGCACCTGCAACAGCACCTTGCCGCCTTGGAGCAGGTTGATCCCAACACCTCTCGCGCCATCCAGAAGCAACTCAGGGATGCCGCCAAGCAGGAAGTCCGCGCCCAAGAACAAGCCTTGACAGCCCAAGCCCAGCCCGCACCATTGGCGGCTTGAAAGTACCCGTAATGCGAGATGCCTTCCAGCAGGAAGGCTTGGCCAATCTGTGCAAGTGGGCCAACGAGAAGGGTGCCACCGGCAAGGCCGTGGAGATAGGTGCTTATAGCGGAGAGGGGACGATGATTCTTGCAAAGTATTTCAATCACGTCCTAGCGGTCGACCCCTGGCTCAACGGCTACGACATTAACGACCGCGCCAGCCAACAGACCCCCATGAAGTTTGTTTTGGCCAAGTTCCATGAGAATACCAAGGATTTTGACAATGTTAGCTACAGCCAAAGCAAGAGTCTGGATGCGCTTGATTTCATCAAGGATGGCGAGTTAGACTTGGTCTATGTGGACGGCGACCATCGGTACGAGGCGGTTCTGGCGGACTTCAAAGGCTGGCTCCCGAAGCTGCGAGCCGGAGGGGTCATGGCTGGCCACGATTGGAGTATGGCGGATGTCAAGAAGGCTCTGGCCGAGGTGTTTCTCAACAAGGAGGCCGTCATTTTCCAAGGTGACAGTTGGGCGTTAGTGCCATGAGAACCATCCGAGCTATCCTAGCTTTCCTGCGTAATCACCAGTGGGTAAACGAGCCTGCGTGGCTTGAGGAGGATGAGAAGGCGTGGACAGCGTTCCTTGGAACACCCACCGGCAAGAAACTCAGCCTTATCTTACTCAATCTTACCCTTCGCCAAAACTCGTCTGCGGTTATGAAAGAAGGCCAGAAACTTGCAGATGCCTGTGGGTATGCTAAAGGTTTCAGAGGTTGTGTGGCGACCCTAGAGTCGCTTGCGACCGCAAAACTAAACTCGGCCATCCCTGGCTACGGGGATGACGCCGATGAACCAGTAGCCGACTAACCTGGTCGCGGGAATGACTCCCCTGCGATTGAGTGTAAGAAAGGGTCAAAATGGCGGATTCAAATAACCTGACGGAAGTTGACTTGTTAGCCATGGCAGCCGCAGCCGACGAAGGTAGGGATTATAGCCCCGAACCCAAGAAGGAAGAGGAAGCCAAAGTCGAACAGACAGCAACCGAAAAGGCCAGCGGAGATACCGAGCAGAAACCCGCGCCTGCTGAAGAAGCCGAAAACAAAAAGGATGCCTCGAGTGAGGCACCCGCAACCGAGGAGAAATCCAAGGAAGCGAAAAGTTCTCTAACAACTGAACCTTCAGAAACCAAGTCGGAATCGGCTTCCGAAAAGAAGCCAACCCGATATGAGAAGGCCAAGTCTCGTCTTGAGAAAGAGTGGGAAGATGTCCGAGCAGAGAAAGCAAGACTCAAAGCCGAACGGGAAGCCATCGAATCGGCCAAAGCGCAAAGGGAGGCTGCACAGCCTAGTCCTGAAACGCCGAAGGCTGGAAGTCGAAAGTATAGCCCGGAAGATTACCGGGAGGCGGCAAAGAGCTATCGTGAAGAAGGCCGCGACGATCTTGCAAAGCTCGCTGAACAGAAAGCCACTGAAGTCGAGACTGAGGAGCGCAAGGAAATCGAGCAGAAAACCCAAACCGAACTAAAATCGGCGTGGGACAAAAATCTGCTTGAGGAGGTCGAGGCTAACCCAGATCTCAAGGATTCCAATAGCTCACTCTACAAGGCAGTCTCCGAGATGCTCCAGAATCACGCGATTCTCCGCAACTACCCTGCGGGAATCAAGGATGCGGTT